CTTAAAATATATAATTATAAAACTATAATATGGGACAAATAAAAAAAATATTACAAGAAGAAGATCAAATACTTGGCGAAGAAGCTAGAGTGAGAATTCAATGGGAAGAAGAGGAAATGAGTATTCAGAAAAAAAATGGTACTAAATTGGGAGACCCAAAATATATTACTGAAAATAAACAATGGGACTCAGACTGGTTACAAAAATTATATCCACATAAATTTAAAAACAAATGAGAAACGTAATTACAAATCACATCTTTGAACACTACAGAAAGAAACAAAGAAAAATAGAAAAAGCTAAGACGTTACTTAGAAAAAATAATCACGTTGTATACGAGAAAAAATAAATAGATGATAGTTACATTAGATGGAGAACTTTGGAGAGAGGAAGAGTTGGAAACAAGTATGTATGATGATGAGTTTTACTATGGCTATATGGGTAAGAATTCTCTCTCCTCTTCATCTATAAAAGTACTAGCAAATAAACCTAATGATTATTTTAGATACATAAATTCAACAGGTGTCAGTGATAGTAAGTTTGATTTTGGAAGTTTGTTTCACTGGTACTTATTAGAACCTGATGTATTTGAGAAACAAGTGTTTGTAGATGTACCTAGAAGATCAGGTAAAGTTTGGCAAGAAGCAGAAGAGAAACACGGTAAGGTATATCTTATGTCTGATAGATTTAAGGTACAGCAAGTAGCTAAACAGCTTCTTTCTTGCAGAAAAGTAGAACATATTTTTGAACATAGTCAAACAGAGATACCAACAGTTGGTATGATAAATGGTTATTGTTTTAGGGCTAAGGCTGATATTTTAGGTGATGGTTTCATTGTAGATTTAAAAACCTGTAGAAACCTAAATGGATTTAAATGGGATGCTAGAGATTATGGGTATGCAGCTCAAGTATATATCTATACAGAATTGTTTAAGATAGATTATACAAACTGGACATTTATAGCAGTAGATAGAAATACTGGTGATTTTGATTTCTATACTATAAGTGAAGAGTTTTATTTGAGTGGAAAACAAATTGTAATGGATGGCATAGAAAACTATAAACTAATTGAGAAAGGTCAAACTATGTTTGAACCAAAGTATAGAGAATTTGTATTATGATGGAAACTTTAACAGTAAGTCGAAAAGAGTGCTACGAAGATATAATAATGTCTTTGATTCAAGGTTTACTTGTTAAAGACGATATCAAAGTTATCATACAACACTACGAAGATTTAGAACAATATGAATGTTGTCAAGGTATACTTGATGCATATAACGATTATAGAAAAACAAGAAAATGAATTATAAGATAATAAGAAATAAAGTAGAAGAGCATTTGAATATAGATTTAGAAGTTCCTACAAGACAAAGAGATTTTGTTTATGCTAGAGCTTTATATTTTGGTTTATGCAGAGAATTATTAAATATGAGATTAGCACAGATTGGTAAAACTCTTGATTACGATCACGCAACAGTTTTACATCACACCAAGAATACATTTAAGAATTTATTCCTGTGGAAAGAAATGAAATATATAGAAGCTTATGATAAGATAAGCAGAGAATGTAGAGATATGAAAGCCAATAGTTGGTGGACAAATAAAAAGTATTACGTTGAAGATATTATAAGAGAAAACGTAAGAATGAAAAGGGAATTAGAAAAACAAAATTAATATGGGAACAATGTTTTATTTAGTAGGTGCTATACTTATAGCATTTATTTATATTATTGATGTATGTCAGAAATAAAAAAACAAGATGGCAGAAAAAACAATGGTGCTGTAAAAGGTATCAGCAGAGGACAAGGTAGACCTAGAAAGATTATCAATAAAGATATGAGTAGTCTTACCTTATCTGCACTAAAGAAGATATTCGGCAGTGAAGAAAAAATGTGGATTGAAGTGGCAAAGTTAGCCAAAGCAGGTTCACCTAAACACTGGGATTATATTATGAATTATAGATATGGTAAACCAAAAGAAATGCAACAGATAGATGTTAACACAAAAGTTAATATACCTGTCATAGATTTTGCTAGACCTAAAACAATAGATGTAACACCTGAGAATGAAAGAATCGACTCTCCTACAAATGAAAAAAAAGATTGAGGACTTAGAGAAAAAAGTTCACCTTCTTTATCACCTACCAATAATTAAAAAAGACATAAACGATATTATCAAAGAGAATGCAAAAGCTGAATCTAAACCCAAAGTATCAAAGTCTGTTTCAGACAAAGGATAGATACGTTGTAATAACTGGTGGTAGAGGATCAGGTAAATCATTCGCTGTAACGGTATTTTTAGCACTTCTAACGTACGAAAAGGACAACAGGGTACTCTTTACTAGGTACACAATGACTTCTGCTTCTATGTCGATTATTCCTGAGTTTGTAGAAAAACTGAATTTAATGGGGGTGATAGAAAACTTTGAGGTCACCAAATATGAAATCAAAAATAAAGTAACTGGTTCTTCTATATATTTTAGTGGTATCAAAACTGCAAGTGGAGATCAGACTGCTAAACTTAAATCTATTAGTGGTGTAAATACTTTTGTGCTTGATGAAGCAGAAGAGCTTATGGAAGAAGACAACTTTGATAAAATAGATTATAGTATTAGATCCAAAATGTCTAGCAATAGAGTTTTACTTATATTAAATCCGACTACAAAAGAGCATTGGGTGTATCAGAGATTCTTTCAAAACAGAGGTATTGCTGATGGATTCAATGGATCTAAAAATGGTGTTACTTATATTCACACTACTTATTTGGATAACGAAGAACATTTATCTGAGTCTTTTGTTAAGCAAGTAGAAGAAATGAAAGTAAGAAGACCACAGAAATATGAGCATCAGATAATGGGTGGTTGGTTACAGAAAGCTGAAGGAGTTGTATTTGAAGATTGGCAGATTGGACAATTCAATAGTGAGATACCTATTAGTTGTTTCGGATTAGATATCGGATTCGCTAGAGATGAGTCTGTGCTTACAGAAGTTGCAGTAGATAAACTTAGAAAGATTATTTGGGTTAAGGAACACTTTTATAAAAAAGGGTTAGTTACTTCAAATATATATGACTTATGTTTAAGATATGCAGGAAAGAGGCTTATTGTTGTAGACTCCAGCGAACCTCGACTGATTGCCGAACTGAATTCAAGAGGGTTGAATTGCACTGCCACTGTCAAGAAGAAGGGCAGTATTGTAACAGGTATTGCTTTGATGCAGGATTACAACATCAACTTGGATGGAGAAAACCTTGTCAAAGAATTCAACAACTATGTTTGGGATATCAGGGGTGTCAAGCCGAGAGATGCTTACAATCACGGTGTCGATGCGATGAGGTATGCTGTTGAGTATTTACTTCTGCGTAGCAATCCAAAAGGTACTTATGTTATTCGGTGAATTCAATAGGTCTATGAATTTAATAGCTTGTGAATTCAATACCTGTGAATTCAATAGTATGAATTCAATAGGCTAAATTTTGTATATATGAATTTAATACCTATCTTTGGATCTACTTCAATTATGTTATTTCATAATTTGATTTGGTTATTATAATTAGTTAACAAGAAACCCTTTGATACTTTCAGAGGGTTTTTTAATTTCTGCAAAGCTATAAAAAAAATAATTAAAATAAAATTTGTCAGTTGCAAAATAATTATTAGATTTGTACTATTAACTAATTAAATAATAAAATTATGAGAGAACTAAATCCAATAGAAAAAGGTGTACTTACAGAAGTATTACAAGATGCTTGTAGTAGTGATGATTTTAACGTATACAGAGAAATAATAGAAAATATAACTAACAAATTAAATTTAGAATTATGAATCATATGGTAGATAGTGACCCTAATTGGCTAGATGACCTTTACAAATACGATAACGTAACTTTCTTATCAGATTGTTGTGGTGCTTATCCAATTGGAGAAGTAGAAATAGTAGATGATATCGCAACTGGTCGTTGTTCAAAATGTAAAGATGGCACTGGCTTTCACGATGAAAAAGACAATAAATATTACTAATTAAAATAAATAACTATGATTAAAATAGGTACAAAGGTGATAATTGTTGATAATTACAACGAACACCTCAACTATA